GCTCCTCATACTTCTCGACCCAGTATTTAACATCAATAGCATCAGCAGCAGCAGCATAAGCATCATAAGCAACACTGGCAGCATCAGCATCAGCAGCAGCAGCAGAAAGTTTTAGCTCTTCAACACTCACTGATTTGGGGTCGTCCAGCCATTTTTTAACTAGCTCTATTTGTGGATTACTCATTTCACTTCTCCGTCAAGTGTTTGATAAACGATTTCATGTGTTCGGCTTTAGTCGCTAGTCGGTCTTCTACTAGATAATCTAAACTGCCTCGCGCCATTAGGGTGCTGATGTTTACGGTTTCGGTTTGTCCGTTACGGTGCAGTCGACCTATCGCCTGTATGCGGGTATCAGCAGACCACGGGGGCGACATAAACAGCAGGTCAGAACATACGTCCTGTAGTCCGTCTACGCCGTGCGATACGGTGCGCTCTTGAGCCACTAGCAGTTGAACTTCTTTGTTTTTAAACGCGGTCAGTGCAGCCTCTTTATCGCAGCCGCCGTAGACATAAACCACTCCAATGCTTTGCAGTAGTTCTTCTAGTTGTGTCCGTTGGTGGTCGTACTGGTACAACACAACACCTTGCTTATCACCTAGCGATACTATCCAATCGAAAGCCGCGTTAGCGCGATTGGTGTCGAGGTTGTGTACCGTTTCGTCTTCCATGATTACGAAGCCGCTGGCGATCTGTCGCAGCTTACCGCTGGCGACTGCACGATTAGGCGCTACCGCGTCACCGCCTGTTAGCTCAATCAACATATCGGTCTTCATTGCCTTATACGCATCAAGCGCGTCAGAGGACATAGCGAACTCGATTTGATGCTCCACCACTGGCGGCAGGGTTAGGTGCTTATCGGACTCGACTATGTACAGCACGTCCTCCAATGCGTCTAAGATCAGCTTATCCGCATCGTGTTTTAATTCTTGTTTGTAGCCTTTGAAATCCGCAGCGAAAAAATACTTAGCCAAGAAACCTTCTTTACTGCGCCCTAGTCTCGCGCCGTTATCCACTACTCGCGTCATGGCAAACAGCTTTTCGTAGGACTCGCTAACGGGGGTGGCTGTCATGCCTACCCGTATGTTGATTTGATCTTTCCATTTTTTGTGCCGTAGTTTGGCAGTCTGTTTACCGCAGGCAGTGGTCAGCTCGTCAACGATTATCATGCTGGCGGGTATTTTTTGCTGTAGTAGCCAATCGAGGTTATTGAGGCTAACGACTAATACATCAGGCTGAGAGAGGATAAGGCGGGTACGAACCTCGGCGTTACCTGTTAGCGCCACAACATCGAGGTCTAAACCCCATTTCTTAGCCTCGGCGGGCCAATGACTAACGACCGATGCGGGGCAGGCTATGATGGCTTGGCGTACCTCGGTAGTGTCGACGTAGCCTTTAATTGAATGGAGCATTACGGCGGTTTTACCGAAACCTGTAGTCGCCACAATGATTGATTCATCACCTGATAGTACGAAATCCACTACTTCTAGTTGGTCAGGCCGTAATGATGGCTTCATTGAGACACCCAGTGCATAGCTTCCGCATTTTTACGTCTATTTAATGACTCGTTTAAACTCTTCAAGTGATCTGCACACAAAGACATTGGCGTGGTTCCTTTTTAGTGAGTTAATCGTTCGTTCTTGTAGTTTTGATAGTTTTCCTGTCGGTGTTTTTAACTCAATGAAGTAGACCTTGCCGTCTGGCAGCACTACGACCAAATCAGGAAACCCCACGCTGGAGGTGCTATCAATCTTTTTGCATAGTACACCTTGTTGTTTACAATATGCAACAATTTTTGATTGAATAGTCTTCTCTAACATATTACTATTACCTCTAGTAATTCCTAACTAACTAACTGAGAGCATTAACTATGTCAGCTATTACCCTGAAAACACAATCACAAATGAAACGCACTGGCCTGTATCTATCGGCGGAGCTGCATGAGGAGTTCGATGTATGGGCAGAGGAGAACGGAGTCAGCTTTAATCAGGCCGCGATTTATTTTATGCGTTTGGGTCGTGAGGCGTTAAAAGCGTCGGAAGAGAATAAATTGGGTGCATAAAAAAAGCCCCATCCGTAAGATAGGGCCTTTTTCAACTGAACAACATCACACAACAACAGGTACATTATGACTAATCCGAGAGTGAGGCACAACCTAAACGCGCTTCAAAACGTGACAAATGAGGCATTTTTAACCGCTATTTTCGGGGACTACTGGGGTTCGGCGCACGTTACCGCGTTTTCTAACGACCCCAGCGATATAGCCAAAGAATTCCGCGCCGCGTGTTGGGGTGGTGGTGCAGCTAAAGACCGCCTATCTAACATGAGTGCGGGCCAAAACCAGTATTTCACTATCAGCCTGTTTGATGCCGATAACGAAGGTAAGGCCCGCCGTCAGAAAGCGCTTTTTAACACCACGTGGGTGATTGTGGCTGATGATATAGGGGAGAAAATAGGTTTCGCTGATGCCGCAAAACTGCCTGAGCCTAGCTATAAACTCCAAACGAGTCAGGATTCGGAGCACTGGGGGTGGATACTCGAAACCCCTTGTGATACTCGCTCTCACGTTGAGAATTTAGTGGATGGCTGGGTTAGTCAGGGGCTTTGTTCCGAAGGTGTCGACACTGGCATGAAAGGTGTCACTCGCTATATGCGATTGCCAGAGGGTTCTAACACCAAAGCCAAACGCTTAGATGACGCGGGTTTAGCGTTTAAATGTCGGCTACTTGAATGGAACCCCGACCGTGTTTTCACGTTAGACGCTCTTGCCTCCCCTTTCGGTATTGATGTTGCTGCCGATAGAAACGAAACCGTCGGTGCAGGCGTAGCCCTTAATGATTTGAGCGCATTACGTCACCCTATCCTCGATTTAGTCGAGGTTGAGAGCGTAACGAGCGATAACTGGTTGCGATTAGCTGTATGTCCAAACAGTGCCGCCCATACTGATGGTGTCGATGGTTCGGCTATTCAGATACAGCAAGACGGGCGCATAGAGTTTTCGTGTCACCACGGTAACTGTCAGGGGGCCGCAGGCAAAAAAGTCACAGGGCCGATGATCGTTAAACTACTGGATGACGAAAATGAAGGGTTTGAGGCGCGGTATTTCAAACACATGGAAAACCTAAAAACTCAGGGTCTGCAGGCCCTTATCGCAGCGACTACCGCGGGTATGGGTGATGACGATGATTTAGACCGCTTAATGCTAGGCGGTGATGGCGAGGTTAATGCGCTAGTCCGTGGTATGAATCCGCGTGATTATGTTTTTATGAAGGGTTCTAGCACTTATTACGAGTTATCGACTAGCACTGATATGTCGAGTAGTGCGCTCGATTCATTGTGGCTTGCTGAGCATACAGGCGGTAAGGGTGACCCGAAAGCTGCACGATTGTTTGACCTCGCCAAAGATCGGGAAACTATGACCGCTGATGGTTTTTTGTGGATGCCCGACACGCTTGTTCCCGTTGCGCCTCGCGTGATTAAGCATGAAGGCCGCCAGCTTATTAATGAATGGCGCGGGCTTGCGCTATCGCCAATTGAGGGGGACATACAGCCTTGGACTGACTTAGTTGAGTATTTAATACCTGATGCTAGGGCTAGGCAGTGCGTGATGCAGTGGATGGCTAATCTGTTTTTAAATATCGGTGAGAAACCTTCATGGCAGTTGTTAATCCGTGGTGATCTTCGGAACGGTAAAGATTCTATTATCCGACCGCTGGCACAAATTCTAGGGACTAGAGGCGCTAGTGATATTCGCGGGGAAGATATTGACGCAGGCTGGGGCGACCCTTTTTACGCTAAAAAATTAACTATTTTCCAAGAAATTTGGCGTCCGAATGATCGCCAGTTTGCCAACACCTTGAAAACCTACTGCGCTCCGACTGCTACGGGAACCCGCGACTACAACATTAAAAAGGGTGGCGTTAAAACAGGTGTCGATTGTTCTGCTGTTATCGGTATGTCTAACCATCGCGCCTGTATCGCTGTAGATCAAGGCGAGGAGCGGTATTTTGTTGTCGATTGTTTCATACCGCCGTTAGAAGCTAACTTTTATCGCGATTACTATGTATGGCTTAAAAATGGTGGCGCGGGTGCGGTGCTGCATTACCTACTTAATGACGTTGATATGACGGGCTTTAGTGCGGGCAAGTTACCGTATGTCACTGAGGGCGCGGTCGAGTTGATGGCGTTAGCGCGACCTGATTTTGAACATGCTATTGAAGACTTGATCGCTGAGAATGTTGGCGTGTTCTCGCTGCCAGTGTTCACCCTCGCGCAGGCTAAAGCGTTTCTGTTAGCTAACGGGCACAAAATGGGGCGCAATAGTTTAGCCACTGCATTAGCTAACACTGGTTATCATAAGCACAAGGGTGTGCGGAAAATTGATGGGAAAACAAAGACTACACCGACATTTTTTAGTGTTGATGCGTTAGAGGGTAGGTCATCGCGTGATGTATATGATGCCTATTTCGGTGCGCTGGATAACCAAAAGGAACTGTCTAAATTTATAGAGGGGAGCTGTTAAAACTTTATTACCAGATACAAAAAAGCCGCTAGATTTTATAGCGGCTTTTTTGTGCGTGTGGGTTTAGTTAAGAAACTTTTTTGAACCTTACGTTTAATTTGAGCGCCATTTTATACACGCTCTCTGTTGTTCTGCCCGTTCGCGCTACGATACCGCGGGCACCATGCTTGGCGTACTCATTAATGAGCAGTTGTTTTTCGTCTGGCGTCCAGTGTCGTGCGGAGTTTCTGGCGCGAGGGGTGTTGCCTTTAGTGTTCCAAAACGGGATAGCACCAACTTTGTTAGCGTAATATTGTTTGGTTACCCATATCCCCCCTTTCACGATAACTAGCGCATAATTCTCGTTATTGTG